TCTACATATATCCTGACGCCTCTGGAGGTGCTAGGCATAGCTCCAACGCCAGTATTAGCGACATAGCACTGCTTCAACAAGCAGGCTTTTCTGTCAGGGCCAAGAAACAAAACCCTTTAGTTAAAGACAGGGTAATGTCTATGAATTCCGCGCTGGAAAAAGGGCGAGTAAAAATTAACCCCGTTAAATGTAAGCGAGTCGCAGAATGCCTAGAACAGCAGACCTATCTAAATGGCATCCCAGACAAAACAACAGGCTTTGACCATCAAAATGACGCCACAACCTATGTCATTGCTTATGAAATGCCCATAGTGAAGCCAGTGGCTAACGTCAACGTCAAGTTCGCGCTGTGATAAACTGCGCCTTATCTCTGCGAGGATCAATTCATTCCTGTTGAAACTCAACATCCGCAATATGCGTTATACGCTCCAGTGTGGACAAAGACCCGCGATGCGGTAAAAGGCGCGGTATGCGTTAAAGAAAAAAAGCACACTTACTTGCCTGTACCAGATGCAGAGACTCACGATGACCGCATAGGCTCAGAGACTCTACGCTACAAGCAATACATTAAAAGAGCCGTGTTCACTAACTTTACAGGCCGTACTAAAAACGCTTTAGTCGGCGCGGCGTTTCGTAAAGAAATAAAATACGATCTTCCAAGCTCTGTTGATTACCTAGGTATAGAGCAATTAGCTAAAGATGAGCTTGCCAACATACTAGAGACAGGGCGCTCTTTGCTGGTTGTAGACTATCCGCAGGTTAATGAGGAATTGTCTGTAGAGGACATTCAACGCTTGCAACTGCGTCCGTCCATCGTTCCGTATACCGCAGAGCAAGTCATTAATTGGAAGACAGACGCTGTGGCAGGCCGCAAGTTGCTGACAATGATTGTCTTAGCAGAGTCTTACATAGACGATGGAGACGAATTTGGTCATGAAAGCGATGTGCAATACAGGGTTTTACGCCTTACGGCAGAGGGTTACAGCCAACAAATATATAGAGAAGGGCTGGCAATCGGTGAAGAAACGTATCCTACAAAGTCTGATGGGTCGCGATGGGATGTTATTCCCGCAATTTTTGTAGGGTCTAAAAACAACGACAGCACTATTGATGATGCGCCCCTCGCAGACATAGCAGACGTCAACATAGCGCATTACCGCAACTCCGCAGATTACGAAGAGTCGTGCTTTATTACGGGCCAACCGACATTATTTATCACTCATTCTTTAAACGAAGAACAATGGCATGAGTTCAATCCAGATGGCATCAAGCTAGGAGCGAGAGCAGGCCATGTGCTAGGAGAGACGGGCTCTGCTACGTTGCTACAGCCAAATGCCAACAATCTTGTGCTGGAGGCAATGAGGGCTAAAGAGACTCAAATGGTGGCTATTGGTGCGCGTATCGTTACTGACAGGGGAGGCAATGAAACAGCAGAAGGCGCTCGCATTCGGTTTGCGTCAGAAAACTCTGTATTAGGCGATATTGTGGGTAATTTAAGCTCTGCATTGAGGCAGGCCGTAGAATGGTGCATGATGTTTATTGGTGGAGAGCAAGAGTTCTCCATTGAAATAAACCGAGAGTTTTACGACAAGTCTGTTGACCCGCAACTTATTATGTCAATGGTTCAACTGATGGATCGACAAATAATCAGTGATCAAGATATATTTGACAGGCTACGAGCCGCAGGGATTATAGAGGGATCGCGGACGCTAGAAGATGTGCGCGAGGAGTTAGGCGACCTAAGCCCGATGGAGTAATCATGGCTAAAGACCCACGTTTAACTAAACACGGGCTGTCAGGCTATAACAAGCCTAAAAGCACCCCTAAGCACTCTAAAAGCTCGCATGTCGTGCTTGCAAAGGAAGGTGACAAAACTAAGCTGATAAGGTTTGGTCAACAAGGCGTAAAGACTAATCAAACAGCAGGGCAACGCAAGGCGTTTAAATCTCGCCACGCTAAAAACATTGCAAAGGGGAAAATGTCTGCCGCATGGTGGGCCAACAAAGTTAAGTGGTCGCCAAGCAAAACCAAGTCTAGCTCTACTAAATGGAAAAAAGGAAGCTGATATGCCGATGGTAAAAGGAAAAAAGTACTCATACACCAAGAAAGGCAAGAAAGAAGCGGCGGCGGCAAAAAAGAAAGCGTCTAAGGGCAAAAAATAATGGCTAAACTAACCCCAAGCCAAAAAGCGAGAGCTAAAGCCATGTCTAAGCGGAGGGGCGTCAAATACCCCAATGCGTGGTCTAACCTAGCTGTTGCCAAGAAAGACGCCAAAAAAGGCAAAAAGAAAAAGTGAATGTCTACAAATGACGATATTCAAGACGCCCTCACGCGGCACCAAATTTTTGTTCAACGGTACGCGCGGGGCAGGGAAAAAGAGGCGGCAAGAGCAATTAAAGCCGCTATACGCAAGGGGTTAGAACGATTAAAGGAGATCGATCAAGCTGGCAGGGCAATAGCAGAAAACAATATACAAGAATTAAACGCCTATTTAATAGAGCTTGGCGACGAATACGCAGACACTTTCCGTAATGAAATAATAGAATTTGGCTCGTATGAAGTGGGCGTAAACCAGCGAGTTCTAGAAAAGGCGGTCAATATAAGCCTTAACTCGCCTGCTCCAGCCCAACTGCAACAGGCCATTTTTACTAATATTATGTCTATAGAGCCAGCCAAGGGATACACTGTTGGGGGCTTGTTAGAGCAATTTGGGCGCAAAAATGCAAACAAGGTATACACTATAGCTCAAGAGGCTCTGTTGCTCGGCAAAAGCAATCAAGAGCTTACGCAGGACATTATGGATATTATCCCTACTCAACAACGCAAAGCTGAAACCTTGGCGCGAACCATTACAAATCACACCTCTAATGTAGCTCGCAACGAAACAATGAAAGAAAATACAGATGTAGTGGACGCCTATAAGTGGGTTGCCACTCTCGACAGTCGCACCAGCCTAATTTGCGGAAGCAGAGATGGAATCGTTTATGAGCTAGATGACGCAAATCCTAAACCGCCGGCACATTTTAATTGTCGCTCTACTATTTCTTTTGTGGTCAACCCAGAATATGATCTAGGAAAGCGCATCAAGGGTACTCGTCCTGCAAAAGGGGACACAAAAGGTCGCGTTAATGCTGATCTGAATTATGGAGATTGGTTGCGAAGGCAATCACCGGAATTTCAAGAGCGCGTGTTAGGTGCGGAGCGCGCTAAGTTATTTCGAGAAGGCGGTGTGAAACTTGATAGATTTGTAGACGATCAAGGTAATGTTTTAACGCTAAAAGAATTACGCGACGATGACGACAACTTTATCTAACTGCTAAAGGCAAGCTCAAGGAGCAAGATATGGACTTAGATTCACTAGAATTACCAGAAGAAGTTAAAGCTAATTTAGATAGCATTATTCAACAAAAGGCTAGAGAAATTGCTGACCCCCTAGTAGAAGAAACCGTTAAAGGCTTAAAGGCTAAAAACAGTGAGCTATTAGGTAAGCTGAAAACTAAAGAAGCAGACTTTGACGATATGCAAAACAAGGTCGCAAAAATGGCAGACGGCAAGGGAGATCAAACAGAGTTACAACAACTCAATAAAGCACTAGAAGAAAAAGTGTCTAGTTTGACGGGAACCATTGAGGAAATGAACACCAATGCCCAAAAACAACAGATAGACGCTGAAGCTGGTAGAATGGCGGCAAAGCTGACCAAAGATATTCAAAAAGCTAATTTACTTCAATCGCAAATATCAGCAAGGCTGACGCTGGTTGAAGATCAAATTAGAGTGACGGATGACAATGGGCAACTGACCGTAAGTAGCATGGAGGAGTTGGAAGGGTCGATTAGGTCGGCATTTCCTTTCCTCATAGATGGTAGCCAAGCGCAAGGCGGCGGGGCTGTTAGAAGTGAGGGTAAAGCCCAAGCAAAACTTGAGGTAACTAGGGCTGACTTTGATGCAATGGATCACCGTAACAGGGCTGAGTTCGTTAAATCAGGCGGCAAGATATATGACGAGTAAGGAGGCCACTAATGGCTAACGTATTAACTGATCTCGCCGCTGATATTTATAAGGCGGCTGACGTAGTAGGGCGCGAGCTTGTAGGCTTTATCCCTGCGTCTACCATTAACGCTAACGGTTCTGAGCGT